CCTTTTTCTTTGGTGATAGCTGTTTGTAGAGCAGGGGTACGGCTTTGTAGGCCAGTCAATTCGCCTAAGCCCATGTCACCGCCACCCATTAAACCCTCACCATTGGCGTAGGATATGACATTACCCACAATTGGCAACTCCTTTACGGCATTGTATAACCACCCTTTGAAAGAACCCCACACGGATTTAATACCATCCCACATATTTTGTACAAACTCTACACCCCAACCGTATGCTTTCTCTACCCAACTCCAAAGCCACATAAAGCCCTCAACTACCCAGTTCACAGCTTCAATCAAAGCCCAAACAATGAGGATAATCAAGCCAATGACGACAATGATAGGGATAAGTGCTAATAGGGCCACAATACCAAGGGCAACGAAGCCTATAACGAGGGCTGCGAGGACTACGCCTATCACAATCCCTACCATCTTACCTGCTTCCATCCACTTGTTTATTTCGGAGGTGTTCTTACCTATGACCATTTCCAACACACCTAAGCGGTCTAACATCTTTTTGACGTACTCCCAACCCTTTGCAAAGAACTTGCCCAATTCGGTAAACACTGATACAATACCTGCGCCCACACCCTTGAAAAATTCAATCAAACGGACTACCCAAGTCGATAAATTAACTACAAAGTCCAAAATTCCCAGTTGTTGCAGCTTTTTGGCAACGCCTTTGGACATGGAGAAGGTCTGTGTAGCTGCATCCCAACTACCAATAACCTCCCGAATAGCTGTAACAATACCGCCAATTCGGGCTAAGAATAGGCTAAAGCCTGTCAAGGTTTCGCCGTTGAACTTTTCAAATGCCTTTCTACCCTTTTGCACGAGCATATATAAGGCAATAAATGGGGCAGCAACAGCCGCAACAATGGCTATAATTGGCAAAATAGGTGCTAACGCAGCCCACAAAGAAGCTCCAAAAGCACGAACCGACATCTTAGCAGCATTGAAAGCCAGCTTTAGGCCGTAAATAGCCAACGCCAACCCAACTATACCGCCTGTGACTTTGATAATCCAGCTTGTGATTGGGTTTTTCATAAGTGCGGACAAGGCTTTAGCCATCCATGTAAAGCCTTTGGCAACCCAAGCAACGGCAGGGGCTATCATATCCCCAAGCTGTACGGCAAACATTTTCCAAGCCTTGTTCAACTTGTCCAATACCGCTTTAAAGGTATTGTTCTTTACATTGAACTCGTCAGTTAAGGATGTACCTTCTGCCATAGCTTTAGCTGCTTGATTTTGGCGTGTGGTAAGGAGGTCTAAGTTACCCGATAGCCCTAAAAGGACTTTCATACTTTCCTGTGTGCCAATTTTCAGCCCTTTCATTTGCATAATTGCCTTGGAGGGGTCAACGCCTTTGAAGGACTTCGCAAGGTTCTTTATAACATCATTTGGCGATGTATCCAGCATATTCTGAAAGGCTTTGGTAGTCATGCCTAAGTGCTGGGCAAAAGCTGCCTGATTTTCCCCTGCCGCCACTAATAAATTGGTCATACCTCCGGCTGCTATCTCGGCATTTAGTCCAAGCTCTTCGAGCGTGGCACCAAGTCCCAACGTTTGGGAAAGTGTAGGCGCAAGTTTACCCAACTGTCCTATACGCTGCCCAAATTCAGCAATGTTCGGAGCGGAGGAAGCCCCTGCGCTACCCAAAGCATTAAGAGCCGAACCAATGGAATTTAAAGCACTACCAAAGTTTTGGTTTTTGGTTTCGGCAAAGACATTCTTTAGGCGACCCAACTTATCAGATACCTCCTCTGCGCCCCCTGTGAACTCGTCACCAAGGGCAACTACTGCCTTGTCTATCATTTGTGTAAACTCGGCTAATTCCTGCTTAGGTACGCCCAATTTACCACCAACCTTACCAATATCAAGTAAGTCCTCTAAAGAGGTTCGTGTATCAAAGCCCTCTACTGTTTTGCGGTAGTCGGCAAGTTCGGCGTTGGTAAGGCCAGTGGTTTTTTGTACGTCGGCAAGTTTGTCGGAAAGTGCAGCTGATAAGTCAATCAAGCCTTTTATACCTGCGGCAAGTCCTATACCACCTAACAAGGCAAAGCCTCCACTCATCATGCCTTTGAGGGAGGTGCTTACTTTGCCTGCCATGTTATCGGTATGGTTTGACAGGGTGTTCATCTTAGCCTGAATAGTGGCGGCAGGTTTGGAAAATCCGTCCTGTAACGCAAACACTACACCCATGCCTAAACCTCCCCCTGAAAAACTGCCTAACTGTGCCATCGGTTTCTGTTTCTATGGTTTTTATACAAGTTGTCTAACTTCGACTCTTCTACTACTGTAGTTCCTTTTTTCCCTTCGGATTCCTCTCTTTTCTTTTGCTCTACTAACCAGTAGTAGTGATGGTAGAGCCTTCGGTAGGTGCGGTTATATAGCTCTTCGGCTGTAATGTTTATCCCTCCGTAGTTTAAGAGAATCCAAAGTGTATCGAATGTGATTACTTCAATACCTCCGAAGGGAAGAAAAAAGCGATTTCGCTCAACAAGTCAACGGTAACGTATTTGTCCGAGCCTTTGGCAGGGTTTTCAAATCTCAACTCCATTTCTACCTCGCCCTCATTCTCTTTTACCAACTTGCGCAGGTGTTCCAAGTCGCGGCTGTGTACATTGTTGAGGTTGAGTTGAATCCAAGTGCCGTTATCGTGCAGGTAGCGAGGGTTACGCATTTTAAGCAGGGTATTAACCGAGATGTTTTTACGGTCAATGCTTGCCCCTTGGCGTTCGCCTTTGCCTGTGAGGTGATTGATTTTTACTTTCAACCCTGATTTAGGCAATTCAGTTTCGTACTCTTTTGGGAGGTCGCTGTACTCACTTGCTCGGTGTTTGGAAGGGGTAGCCCTAAAAGTTCCGTCCTTGTTAAGTTCGCGGTAAAACTCCTCATCTTCTGCTCCAAACTTGTCAACCAATGTTTGGATGTGTTTCTCCGTGTAGGCATCTTCTTGGTCGTTGAGATTTACTTTAAGGGGTAGGGTTTGCATATTGCCGTCCTCATCCTGAAACTTATGAGTAAATTCAAAGACCTTCTCATAGTCCATCGTTGCCTGTCTGCACATGGCTAAGATGTGGCGACGGTCTTCGCTTCTAAGCCCCTCTACAAACTCCTCATTGGGGTATTTTACCGACCCGACCGAGATAAGCAGGGATTGGATAAGCTTGTTTACTCGTTTCTTGTCGTCCTCACCTTGTCGGGTTAGGATTTCGTGGTGCTCTCCATAGAGTTCGGTAGCGACCACTCGCACACCCGAAGGTAGTACAAATTCTAATTGCGCTTTTTTCATTGTTTGCTGTTTTTTGCTATGTTCTAAAGTACAAATATAATAAATTTTTCTGAATTAAGCTAAAAACCCTCCACATAAATGTAGAGGGTAAGAGCAAAAACTAAAAACAGCGGACTGACTGCGTTTTATTAGATTGGGTTGATGTCATCTACCGAACAGGTGATAGTTTCTATCACATTCTCGGAGGTAACTTTACTCAATTCGTTGTACTCAATCTTAGTGATAAAGACCCCGTCACAAATCCACGCGTAAGTGGTTGTTTCGTTATCTGGCCCCATCAACTTTACAACAACTGATTTCTCATAAAATTGTGGGTAGCTGCCTTTACCTGTTTGGGTATTTTGTACCTGTTTGAACCAATCCCATGCCCAAGAATCAGCGCCATCGAGGGGTTTCAATTTGGTGAAAACAAGTTCGCCAGTCATCGCCATACCTGCGGTTTTCTGTTTGTAGTTACCGCCGCCATGTTCTACTACTTCGACCTCTTTGGTCGGAATGGTAACGGTTTGGCACTCAAAAGTATCGAGGCCATCTACCTCAATTCTCCAGTTGTGTACCTTATTGGGTTGTACTTTACGTCCCATGTGATTAAAGTTACTTTAAGAGGGTTAGATAATTAGGCGTTGGTCAATTCTACACCTACCACGTTATTTACAATAGTGAGCGTCAAATCAATTTGCTCCATTTTAGTAGTAGGCCAGATAATCAAACGGAATTTGTAAATGCCGTTGTCAATATCTGCGAGATTGTTGATACTTACATCTTCAATCTTATCTACATTTTGGTCGCCTTGGTACTCATAAGCACGAATTGCACGACCCGAAACAAGCGCATCCATCAAAGCCTTAATGTCGCGGTACATATCTTTCCAAGTTTCAATATCGTTTGGAAGGAACAGGCGCAAGTCCATACGAGGCTTAACAACGCGTTTGATGTAAGTAACCAACTCGGCAACGTGGGCAAACTTCAATAAAGTGTTTGCAGTTTGGAGGGAACTGTTACCCCAAGAAACTGTAACCTCTTGTCCGTTTGTATTGGTACGGTTGCCTACATAGTTCAACTCGTTTTGTGCAGCCCATTGAGCGTCTAAGGCGCGTGTAGCAGCAAGCAAGTTGTATGCAGGGTTTACGCCTGTCGTTGCGCGGATGATACCGCAATTGTTTTGCAAACCTGAAAACGACCACCAAGCCCCAAATATACCGTCCTTTTTGGTCATCAAAGCCAAGATGTCGGGGAGGGTTGGAATCATTTTGGTAGTGTTGTCGTACTCGTCCACTACCTCAATATCGTTCATGGTCATAATGCCCATGTAGGTATCCAATTTTGTACCACCGACATAAGCCCCTGTACAGTTGCGATATTCTACGGCTGCCTC